GGCAATCAACGAGGCAGGGAAGGCCGCTGTACAGACCTATTCCGAACTGGCAGAAAAGCTATCCAAGGCCCTGGGGATCTCCGGTGAAGAGGCTGAAAGGCGGCTGGAGGCATCCCGGGAGATCGGCGAGCTGACAGCGGCAGAGGTGAAGCGGGCGGAGGAACGAAATGCCCTCCTGGAAGAAGCGAGGCGAATCTCCGAGCAGATCAGCGAAAAGACAGGTGAGATCGGCGAAAAAACGAACACACTGGGGGACATGACGAAGCTCTGGGCGAACGACCTTGCTCGAGGACTGGCGGATGCCATTGTGAACGCTAAAGACCTGGGCGACGTGCTTCAAAGCATTGCGAAACAGATAGCCTCATCCGCCCTGCAGAAACTCATCGGCGGATTGTTCGGTGGTCTCTTTGCAGACGGTGCAGCCTTCTCCGGTGGGCGAGTGCTGGCCTACGCTAACGGTGGGGTGGTAAGCAGTCCCACGATATTCCCCATGAAAACCGGCATGGGGCTCATGGGTGAGGCGGGACCGGAAGCTGTGATGCCGCTCAGGCGCGGCTCTGACGGCCGGCTGGGAGTTGAGGCGGAAGGCGGGGGCGGAACGGTAATCAATCATTTTCACATTTCCGCCGTGGATGCAAAATCTTTTGCCGATCTCGTGGCTCGCAACCCGCAAGCCATCATCGGGGCCGTGGCCGGGGACTACCAGAACAACGGCACCATGCGCCGCGTCATAAAGGGGAGTTGATTCCATGGCTACGTTTTCTTATGTTCCTCTCTATACTTGGGAATCCCAGGCGAGCCATAGGGTACTGATCTCCACTCTAGAGGGGGGCAAGGAGCAGCGGAAATACAAGGGGCCGCAGCCCCGGGAATGGACCCTCTCGTTTCGGGCGGCAGCGGCGACGATTCAGGATATTGTTGCTTTCTTCAATGCTCGAGATGGGGCTTACGAGGCTTTCGACTGGACACCCCCGGGAGCGAGTACCGCTGTTTCCGTGCGGTTCAAGGAGGAGAGCCTTTCCGCCTCTTGGCATGGCTCTTCGATTGGAGAGCTACAAGTCACGTTTCGGGAGGTGTTGTAATGTCCCGCGCTTCGTCTGAATACAAAACAGCGGCGGCAGCGTCGGCAATAAAAACGGCTTGGCTTATTGCGCTCCCAAGCATACCGAAAGCAAACGACCCCAGCACCACAATTGCACTCTATTTTACAAACTGGCACGAAAATATTACGTTGGGGGGGAAAACCTATATTCCCAGCCCCTTGAGCGTAGATCCTCCCAAGGTAAACAAAGCCATGGAAAAAACATCCGGTACGCTGGCGCTTTGCAATTTGACCAGCGCTTTGTCTGGATATGCAAAAGAATATCTCCTTATGGATGCCGTGGTCGGGGCGCAGCACGCTGTGAAAACCGCCACGGGATGGGTGACAATCGACGCCTTTGTCGGCGTTTTGGATGCACCGTCGATTTCCGAGAGCGAGATCGTCGCGAACTTTTCCAAGGGGCGCAGCGTCCACACGCTTGTCCCCCGCCGTCTCTATTGGAGCCGCGATTTCCCCCACCTACCGAGCGCGAAGAACCCCCGGGAGCTGTCTGTCAAATGATGCTCTCTGATTTGGTGGGCATACCCTGGAAAGTCGGAGGGCGCAGCCTGAACGGCATCGACTGTGTGGGGCTGGCGATATTGGCGCAGCGTGTCCTTTGTGAGAGGGAGCTATCCTTCCCGCAGAAGTACGGAGAGAGCGACCAGCACGAAAAGTCAGTAATAATCAAAGAAGAAGTGGAACGCCTTTTCAGCCCTGCGAAAGCCCCAGAGACGGGAGCCGTGGGGCTGTTTTATTTTGGCGACTGCTGGCATGTGGCAACGTTCACGGGCGCGACCCATTTCTTGCACATCTTCCCGGGGCAAACCAGCCGAATACATAAACTTACCCGGGCATACAAAAATATCTGCAAGGGGGTGTACGTATGAGCGTAGTAGTAGGCGCAGCTCTCGGGCTGATTTTCGGCGAAACCCTCGCCGCTTGGGGGCTGATAAGTTCCGCTGGCCTGGGCTGGCTTTTTGGCGCGGCGGTAGGCTCGCTCTTCGACCAACCTTCGATGGACTTCGGTAATTCCAGTCCGAACTACAGCTTTGCAGAAATTTACAATACGAAATCCCAGCTCCTGCCAGTCCCCATTTGCTACGGGAAAGTGCGAGTGGCAGGGAACATTTTTTTCCAGCAGTTTTACGATGATACCCGGCAGAAAATGGATCTCTTTGTTGGGCTTGGGCAGGGGCCGATTAACCAGGTAGTCTCGGTCTACGCCAACGAACATGTTCTGTACGGCGACGGCTCGGAGACATACACTTATTGGACGCTTGTCTCGGGTGAGTGGGAAGAAGTGTCTTACGCTGAATACCTGGCTTTCGAAGGCACAAAGCAGATCCGGGACTCCGAAGGAGAAAACCCGGTTACAGTGGATCTCCAAGAATGTTCTTGCGATGTCCATCTTGGAGAGTTTACCCAGCTCAAGGATGACCGGGAACCGGGAGAATACACGTATCCCGGTGTCGCGTATCTTGGGATCACGCTCAAGACTCAGCAGGGGCTTTCTGGCAACCCGACGATTACAACCGTGCTGGAGGGCCGGAAAGTCTGGACTCCCTCCGGCACGCGGTATACCAATAACCCCGTGTGGTGTATTTGGGACTTTTTGACAAACGATCACTATGGCGTGGGGATTCCTGCGGCGGACCTCGACCAGGACGCGGCGGAGGAGGCAGCAGCATATTGCGATGAACTGGTGGACGGAAAGCCGCGTTATACGTTGAACTACATCATCGACACGCAACGCCCAGCCCCGGATATTCTCCGTGATATGTGCATGTGCTTCGACGGATATTTCCGCGAAAGGGAAAAGATAGAAATTTGCGTGAACAAGCCCGTGGTGGCGCCGGCGGCGATCCTCGATGCGGATGAGGATATTATCCAGGGCTCTTTCGTGTGGCAGCAAAAGGGCCGGGAGGAAACGTATAACCGGATCTCCATAGAATGGGTGGACCCTGAGAACTATTATGAGCGCACCACCACGCCTTTTGAGGACGAAGCGGACATTATCAACCGGGGTATTTACGAGAGAAACATTTCGATTCTTGGCGTAACGGACCCCGCGCAAGTTGGGCGGCTGGGCGAACAGGCTCTGGGAATCGCGCAGAAAATCAAGAATTTCTGTTCCTTCCGCGTCTCGGTTAATCATTGGGATATGGAGGTCGGAGAAGTAATCTCCATTACGGAATCCGCCCTTACGGGGTGGAACGACAAGTGGTTTCATGTGATGTCCATGAAGGACAACGCGGAAACCGAAGAATGCGAAATCACATGCGTTGAATATTCCTCCTCGGCATACGTGGACACCCCAGCGGTCATACCCGATACCCCGGACAACCCGGACCCGACACCGGCCACGGATAACTACAGCAATCTCCTCCTCACAGACGTCGGAACCCAACAGGAAGATGGATCCTACCTCCCGAAAATCCGGGTACAGTACCAGCCGCCGACCGCCTCCATGAAAGAACACGTAATCAACTGGTGGCACGAAGAGGAAGTGCTGGAGAAAAAAGTATCTCCCCAGGTGCGGGATGTACTCATCTCCGAGGGCATCCAGACGGGGGTAACTCTCACCGTCCGCGTCTGGGGAACGGACATAAACGGGAAACAGCGCTCCGGCGTCATAGGCCAGATTACTCCAGGGAAAGACAGCGTCGCGCCTGGGGCACCGACAAGCCTCACCGCCTCCTCGGGGTTCGGGGAAGTTGTCCTGAATTGGGTCCCCCCGATAACGAACGAGGACGGCTCTCCCTGCACTGATTTAGCTTACTGCGAAATCTGGGAATGCGCTACGGATGACAGGGGCTCCGCAGTTTGTGTAGGGAAGGTCAATGGTAGTTATTTCGCTCGTTACCTGGGGACGTTTGAGTCTCGGTATTACTGGGTTCGGGCGGTGGATACTTCCGGCAACGTTTCGCAATGGAACGCGGAGCCGGGCGTTCTCGGTTTTGCGGACATGGAAAACATCGAGGCGCTGTTTGATTGGTTGCTTGAAAACGATCCTCTTTTTGCGGAAACGTATGAAGACCTTCACACGGCAATGGAGGATGTGGAAGCGCTTGAGGTGGACCTTGCCGCATCGAAAGTGACTCTCCAAGAGAATCAATATGCTTTGCAAGAGTCGTTGACGGACGCTCTTAACCAACTAGCGGTTGGGGTTGGAAATCTGGTACAAGATTCGGACGAGACGAAAAGCATTTTCCGGGACGCAGAGATTACAGTTGATCCCGAAACAGGGGAGGTGCGCATTGGAGCCGTAGAGTTACTGCGAACGGAGACTGGAGCCCAATTTTCCGAAGTAGAGGAAACGCTCTCGGCGCAAGAAGCTTCAATCAATTTGAAAGCCTCTCGTACCTACGTGGACGAACTTGCAACCGCCCTGATTTCGGGGGTTGAAACCGCCGAAAAATGGGAAACCCTCTCGGCATGG